GCTATGGTTGCCCACTTAGTATGATTAACTCGCTCAGCATTGTCGTGCTGTTTCATGCGGTTCTTGCCCCGCCCTTGTGACAGGCTATAAGCTAAGTCTGAAAAAGCATCCCCACTAAGTTTGGTAATCTCGTCTATGGTAGCTGGCAGGTTATTGAGTACGCCCATCCGGTGGATTATGGAGTTGATTGTATCCTTCCATTGCATCATTAGTTCTTCAGGATGCCCCCATACGCTATTGCAAGCCTTAAGAATCGTAGACTTACCGGTGCCTGAAGTGTTATTAATGAGGTTAATAATCGCACCCTTAAGGTTTAAATGCTTAAGCAATGGCGCACCAAATGCAGTAAAGAAGGCAAATGCGTGTGGTTCAAACCCTGGTTGGTTATATACCTGTATAACTTTTTTCCACTCGGCATAGTCTCCTGTGGATTTTAAAAACTCAGAGATTGTGCCTGTTGATGCAGACGGCGGGCTATAACTAACTTTGCCTGCTGAAATCTCTTGCTCCCCAAGAATAAACTTGGAGTTATCGTCGGTCCAACCAAATTGATTTCTCATAATTTCTACCTCTGTTTTATGTTGAAGTTCTTTTGTAAACGTAATAATGTACGCCATTACTCTTTTCATCTGATCTGAATTACCTACTACACCATGCCAGCCGAGCCGATCTCTAAGTTTTTCAGTAGCCATTACATCAATGACTGGCATTGCAAATTCACGCACGCCATCTTTAGGTAAGTGCAACCTTAACCAAATACATTCGCCACGAGATGGATCATGTAGCCGCTTAACAATATATAAATCGTGTTCATATACATTTACGGCGTCTATGTTACCGGCTTCGTCTTTAAACTGTGCGTATACGCCCCCATTTTTACCTCTGAAGTATGGAAACGGATATGACGGAATATCAAAAACCTCTTCTTCACCAGCCTTCGTTGTTTCGACAACAGTGCTCTCTTCTGCAACCGCAATCTCTGAACCCAACTGAATCGGAGAAGATATCTTGCCTTTGTGCTGGCACTCTTGACACCCTGAAGGATTGAGCTTTTCAAAGGTTTGGCACGTATAGGGTCCCTTGGTTTGATTCGCCTTGCGTTCGGTGTTCTCCGGCGAGTACTCAGGGTGCCCTTGTGAAATCCTGTGAATTGCTTCATCTTTGTCTACGCAAACTGCCGCTATTGACAGACCTGCTCTCCATAGTGGTTCTTCAATTGTGTCTTGGTTTACTGCAATGTTTTCAAGCTGAGCGCAACCTTGTCCATTCATGGTTTTAATCATGATAGTTTTAAACCGACTTTGTTTGTTACCCAGTAATGCTTGAGTCATTTCGTTAAGTTGACGTGGCATCCAATCAGGTGCAATCAATACACCAATATTTTGTTTAATAGCCTCAAACGGCAATTCTTTAGATACAGCTAGTAACTCTACTGGAAGTGGTGGGTCTTGCTTAAAGTTAAATGTTTCAGGTATCCGCAGTATTGAGGCGTTATCTGCGGTGCGTGACGGGTCAGCTGCAAAGCCATGATCTTCGCATAGTGCTTTTAACCGCTCGGCTACAGGCTTCCATTCTTTACGACCAACTACTTCCTGTAATCTCCAGTAGGCATGAATACCCCGCCCTGAGTTAACAATGGTTGGTAAAGGTATTTTAATCTTGTGGCAGAACTCTTTAAGAGCACTAAGTCCTGCAGCTTGATCTTCATACGGCTTACCTATCCCACAGTCAACGTCAATCCAAAAAGCTTTGATAAAATTGCCGTTTGGTTGGATGCGTCCCTGTTTAGGGTCTTCATACTTAGCACATGCAAAATAGGCATCATACTTCTCAGCTACCAACGTATTCACTTCAGCTTCGACATCTGCCAAAGTCTGAAAGAAGTTTTGTCTTGGTGGTTTATCGCCTTCTTGCCGTAAGCCGACTGTGCAATACCAGCCTTCTCCCTCGGGCGGCAAAACTGCTACCAATAGGTCTCTGATTGCCATTAGTTATATTTAGTAAGTAATTTTTCTATTTTCCTAACTTTGTCTTTAGTTGGATAACCAACCCCAGTAAACCAGTTGTATATAGTCATGCGGGTTACGCCTAACTTTTTAGCAATGGTTGCTACTGGGATATCGTTGGCAATACAATACCGCCCAAGCTGGACCCCAATGTTTTTGGAATCAGCAGCTTGGTTGGCTTTTACAAGACGAAAGCTATACCCTCTTAGACTCATGCTGCGTCGTCATTAGACCAGTCACCCATTACGGCTTTAAGATCACGCTTAGGAGCAGGCTCAGCAGCTTTTTTATCTGCACGCTTAGTTGGCTCAGCAATTACTTCAACTTCTACTGTTCCAGCTTCAACTTTTGCTGCAGGAGCTTCTAGCTTTTTAATACCGTCGGCTTGAGCTACAGTCATTGTGATTGCAGACTTAGCAGTCTTAGTCTCGCCTTGCTTCTTGGCTACTTCCCATTCATCCTTCTCAAGGAACCGCACTGGACGGAAGAACAGTTTGCCTACAGTTGAGTCCTCGTCAAAACGCATTTCAGTTACTAGTGTGTTTAAGTTGTAACCTTGTGAGCCAACATAACGCACATACTGATCAAACGGCATATGATCTAAATCGCCTGGTTTTTTAGCGTCATAGAAAATAGACTTAGACTGTAAAGTCATTTGGTACACGTCACCGTTTAAATCTGCGGCAAGAGTCACAGCAATACGGCGGTTTTTACGGCATGCTTTGGTGCTGCCTTGACCGGAACCAGCTATGTCTTGTGGGCAGTTCATACACATTGGGCTTTGTGGCTCTTTAACAGAAGCGTCAGGACGCTCACCATCATTAGACCAGCAGTCAGGTGGGGCAGCATCAGCTTTTGGATCCCATGCTTTAGCGTAGAACGTACGAGATACATTAGGGGAAGCATTAACAATAACAATCTCCATCTTGCTACTGTTGCTTTTAGAAATCTCGGCGCCGTTTACTTTCAAAATAAACTTGTTATTGCCAAGGGCAATACGTTTGACACCGGTACCACCACCCGTTAAGGCACGGGTTACTTCATCAATCTCTACCTCTTTGAGGTAGTCAGGTAATTGCTGGTTAAACAAAGCGACGTTGCTCATTATTTTCTCCTAGTTACAATGATTGCGTATGTGCTATCCACATTTAAACCGGCGGGATGCAAGTCCGGATTCTCCTCCAAAAACTGCTTCATATTGGTTTGTTGAATTCTTCTTTCCAGTAACTCAGGCGCATTGTGCTCCACAATAAACTTGTGGAAACGCTCCCAGTCATTGGTTGTATAACGTTGTTTGACACTACGCCTAGCCAAACCGTGTGAGGTTTTTAAACTAGTAGCATCAATAGTTTTAAGTATGTCAAGCAGCTCTGCTTGAATAACATCTAGCTGTGCTTCTAAATCAGCCTTCTTATCCATGTAGCTTCGATAGTTAGCTTCTGAAGCATCACGTATCTTTATGTAAACTTCTACAAGTTTTTCAGCGGATGCGGTGCCTTGGACTTCTTGTTCCATATAAAATTCCTTTAGGTTAAACGCTGGTCTTTGCCAGTTAAATCATATTAAAACTATAATTTGACTTTGTCAACTATTATTAATCTCTTGTTTGTACAAGTCAACTATTTTTTCATGTGCTTCAAGTTTATTTTGCAACATTTGATAGAGCCGTGTCTCTACGGGACTACCCTTAATATGCACAATAGTCATTGCGTTCTTCTGCCCTTGCCTATCTATGCGTGCATTAGCTTGCAAGTAAGTCTCTATAGACGTCACTGGAGCATACCAAATAATAGTGTCTGCGGCTGTTAGTGTTATCCCGTGGGCAGCAGCTTGCGGTTGAATTATTAACACTCTTGGATCGTGCTGCTCTTGAAACAATTTAAATATTTCTGTGCGTTTATTTACAGGAACTTTTCCATTAATTACTTCACAAGTTATGCCTACTCCTTTTAAATATGTTTTTAGTAGTTCTATAGTATGAGTAAATGGTACAAAAACAAGCACTTTATGACTTGCTTCTAATATTACTTCTTCAATAACACGTAGACGATTACTAACATCAAACTCAACGACAGCACCGGTATCAGAGTAGACAGCCCCACCCGAGATTTGTAAAAGCTTATTGAGCTTAACTGCTGCGTTAACTGCGCTAACCTCTTCACCATCCGCTGCCATAAGCCACTCGTCTTTGAGCGTTTTGTAGTATTTCTCCTGTTGCGTAGTAAGGGGGGCGTCCCGAAAAACATGTGTAACCTCCGGCAAGTCTAAGCAATCTTCTTTTCTAAATCTGATTGCGGGTTGAAGAGCGTTAAATACAGTTTGATCTGCGTCAGGTTTTGGTAGCCATTTAAATTTGCTGATGTTTATCATAGTTTGATCCCTAAATGCCCCAAAAAATCTAGGTACATTTTGTGGGACTATTAGTTTACCTAACCCAAAAGCATCTGTTGGACTTTGTGCTGCTGGTGTACCAGTCATCATCCATACCCATGTGCGTGGCGTCATTATGTGGTTCATGGTTCTCCAGCGATTAGTTGTTATTGTTTTGTACGCATTGGCTTCGTCAATAATTATTAAGTCAAAGTTTTGTTTTGCAATATCGTTGGATACAATTTCTACACCGTCATAATTAATAATGACAAACTCCGCATCGCTCTCAATAATTGCTTTGCGTTTATGCCTATCACCATAAGCTATACCTACCTTGCGGTGCATTGCAAATTTAAATAAATCGGCTTGCCACGCTGATTGCATAATAGATAAAGGACATACAATGAGCACACGATACACATGTTTTTGTTCCATCAAATAGTCTGCAGCCCATATAGCTGCTGCGGTCTTACCAGTGCCTTGTTCGTTAAAACAAAATGCTCTTTGATTTAATGTAAGAAAATTAGCTGTATCTTTTTGATGCTCCATTGGTTTATGTAAACCGGGCCACTTGTAATCACGCAATATTGGGGATGGTACTTTTTTAATATTAAGTTTATTTAAAGCCCGTGCTTCATCCAAACCCCAATGCACGGCAACCTTATGCAAGTCGCCGTTGGTTTCAATAATTTCGCTTTTCTTTATGCACTCAATTACAAGGTTAGGTCTTCTTGTAGTAATTACTATAGCTTTGTTATTTAGTATTTCCATGTTTACGTTTGGCTTTGTTTACTTTTACTGTATGGTCTGAGTTTCGGCTAAATGATCTATTTTGGCTTGGCGTTTCTATGCGGATATTTTTACGGCTATTGGTACCACCTTTAGATAAAGGCTTAATATGTTCAATGTCTTTGCCTTCACGAGCATCAGCTTTACCGTTTCTATTTTTATCAACACCAGCTTTATCAACAGCATACCTAGCTCGATCACGTGCATTCCGTGTCCCCTGTTCCTTGCGGGTTAATTGTTGTTGATACTCCTTCTTGTAGGGACGGGGTTTGTTCACATAAGGCATATCGTTGCTCCTCTTTACGGTAAAAATACACGGCGCCATCACCTAATACTATGTATTTTGGCATGTTTTTAAGGTCTGTTCCAGTCAATAATTTAAGGGTTTCATCTATGTCATTAGGTATATCTACCCAGCCAGCAAAAGGGATTGGCTCAATCATTTTTTATCTCTTCAAAGTTGTAGAACCATTCATCTTTAGCACTCCACTTAGCGTGGTTCTCAACGCTATATACCTCGGTAGGTATCTTAAAATCGGGAGTCTTTAATACTGCTGGCACAAGCGACACGTCATACCAAAGGCATCGGTTGTTCGGTTGGCAAGCAAACTGTCCGTTATCTAGGCGTATAAAGTTATACGACTTATGCTCCTCAACCCCTTCACTAAAGCTGGTATCTAGTCTGTTGGCTTCGGGCGATGCAAAGTCAATGGTGAACAGGTAGTTGCCAAAGTGAAACTGTTTGTCCTTACCAAAGAACTTAACCTTGAGTCCACGCAGATTGGACTTCTCGATCACCGCCATATCATACGATAGGCAGTCCCATATCTGTAGGAAGTCTAGGGGTAGTGGCTCGGCTACTTCTTTCCACACATACGCACTAATCGGTAGCTTGTCGTACAACGCCCCGTAGTTTGTCAGCATCGACTCAATACGAAACGCCTGACCCTTGATTGCCTTGGCAGTCATCCATACGCATGGCTCTAATCCCCCATGACCCTTCTCGTGGTTGTAAAGAAACTCTCTACGCACAAAGCATTTTACTGGCGGGATGTTGGCTACTAGAAATGTCATTTTCTTACCCTTCCAATATAGCCACACATAACTTTTAATGGTCTCCAGCTTTTTACTTCAAAGATAAACCTTACCCCAAAGAGTTTTAATCGCATTTCTCTTGTGCCTTTCTTAGTTCTTTAATTTCTTCAAGCATTTTTTCCATCAGGTCTGCGCAATAGCCCATAAAAGGAAATTTGGTTGTTCCATCAGCAACACTGCGTGCCAGCCCAATAGTATTTTCAACTGTTCGTATGCTCACCTTTCTCATTTCTCTTCCTGCCTTGTGTCGCAAAACATCTGTTTGCTAAACGCATCTAATACCGCTTGCCGTGTTTCGTCATCAGGCATCTCTGCCAATTCTTTATTTATCAACTCAGTCAATTCTTCTATAAACTGCTTTGCTGGAATTATCATTTCTGAATCCTCTCCCATAACTCAGACAAGGGCATCCCTTTAATCTCTCTCCATCCAATATAAATACAGGCATACATAATGAACAGAAAGAAGATAAACACCACCGCAAATATCATTACCGCACAGGTGGCTACGAATAGAGCAAACAGGTTAAGGATGGTAACTATCATTTGGTACGCTTTCTTTTAATA